AAGTAGATGGACCCCAATCAAGTATTAGCAGATTTGATGGAACTGACGGCCCGCGTCGATTCGGAAACGGAACCGCTGACCAGCGACGACGCGGAACAAATGGCTGAGAAGTTCATCGCCCTGAACGACTGGATGCGGAAAGGTGGGTTCCTCCCGACGGCGTGGGCAAAAAATCGATAAGTTGACATATTGTCCAAATGGTGATAGGCTTACCGCAAGGATAACATCCATGCAACAACCTACCGAACAAATGATTGCTGAACGCGCCCACGAATTGTGGGAAGAAGAAGGCCGTCCCGAAGGGCGTGCCGAAATTCATTGGTTTGCCGCCAAAGAAGAACTCACCACCCGGCCCGCCAAGAAATCGGGCGATAAGGCGATGACCGCCTAATCACCCTCTCCCGCGCGGGCGCTTGAGAACGCCCGCGCGATGATCTTCAACTCTTTCTTGTTTGCAGTCTTCCGCCGGATCGGGATGATGTTCTCCATACGATTCGGTCTGTCCCCGTACCGGATCACAAACTTGTCGCCGGGACCATTCAAATTGTACATGAGCCGCTGAGATTCAGTGGCGTTTTCGTACGTGTAGACCGCCAAGACTTCATCCCACGCGCGGGAACGATAGGTGACCACGAACCACACTTCACGCGGCACCAGAATATTCCAGTGCTGGCATCTTTTGATCTGGTCGTATGCGTTCGGATGATCGTCCCACCGGGGTGTAGAACAGCCGCAAACGGCCCGCCAGCACGTTTCCAGTTGGAAATAGGTCGTGCCATACCAGTAGATGTGTTTGGGGCCTTCTGCCTTGGTTTTCGCCGCCGCTGCCCGCCAGCTATTGTCTTCTTTGTGGACCGAGAGAATACCGGTGGTTGGATCGACATAGAGGCCATCAACCTTACGGCAAACCCAATGCCCTAGGTTGTACATCACACCATCACGCCAAACGATCTGTCTGGCGACCCGGTACTTCAGGAACCATTTCAACCGGCGACGAACGTGGGCTTTGCTGAACACCTCACACAGTTCGCTGTAGATGTCATTCCACGGGCGTCCGACCGATGACTCAAGGTAACGGTCGATGGGGTTTTCATTTCCAACCCAACTCTTGTCGCGGATCTTCCGACGATCTTGCCGGTCCCGGCCCATACCAAGATGAGTGGGTCCGCTGTCGAAATCATCGTCGAAATCATTTTTCAAATTGATGCGACCGCCTGTTTTGTGAGACAGTTCGGCGCTTCCGTTGCGTGCTTTTTCGCACAGCACTTTGGCCATGTCTGACCGCATAGTGAAACCTCCAGTGTTAGTTTGCTATTTCATAGGAACCTCCCCGGCGAAAATGTGATTTGTCGCATGCATGTAATTATACTTCACGTTCCGGCTGGATGACAGAAAAGATCACTTGAAATTTTTCCGGCTCATCTATTGCACACCACTCCGACCCGACCGGGCGAATGTCCACCAAAAGTAGAGGTGGAGTGACGGATTCAACATCGCCGGTTTTGGAATAGATGTTGGCGGTTAGCTGTATTGGATCGCCTTGTGCTTTCGCTGCCATCAATTTTTCAAACTGGACCCGCGACAAGTGGTCTTCATCACAAAGCACGCTGACCATCCATTCCGATCCCTGTATGGGATGGGCCAACCCCAAAATCATATCGGATAAGTCGGGATGATTGAAGGTGACCAAACGTTTTCGTTTTCCTCCCGGAACTATGTTGCTACCATCTCCGCAAATTGTGAATGCCATGACTCATATGTAGGTGATATGATATGGGTAGATCACATTCGCGGAAAGGCACAAGACCTAATCTCATGAAGAAAACATCCATCCAGCCATACGACCGTCTCAAGACGATCACCCTGGAAGAAGGATTTGAATTGATCTCTACCGCTGTGGAGAAACGAGTCATCATGGATGGCGCGGCGGTGAGTGTGCAATCAACGCGATTGACTACATTTTTGTTGTGCGGACCACAATGTTCCTATGAGGGTTGTGTGTATTCCGGTACATTCTTCGCCGTCGAACGCGACTTGAAAGATGCCGGTAAAGACGGGATCAGCAAACCCTATCACCTGAACCTTTGGGGTGTCGATGAAGATGGCCGGGAAGTGTTGTTTACCCATGACCACAAACTGGCGCGGTGTTTGGGTGGGGCTGACCACGTTAACAACACCCAAACGATGTGTTGCTGGCACAATTGGATGAAATCCAAAAAAGAGTCCCATTTGGCGAATCAACGCCGGGCCGCTGCGTTGGCTAATGGTGAAACACTACCGTTGAGTAAACGGGGTAAAAAGAAGAAAGCCATGAAAGAAAAACGGGTGGCCAAACAGTTGGCTAGACAGTTGGCCAACCAAGAAAAAACCCGGCAGCGATCTGCCGGGCAAGTCTTAGCTGTCCAATGTGTCTAGTACCTATTTATCGTTGAGGCCTTGACATATAGGTCGATCTATGTGATACTGGTCTTGGATGCGATTGATGAAGAGACACCAAAAGAAAAGCCCGGCGTTGCCGCCGGGCCTAGTCTCTTCATTCGTTTCCCGATTAGGTGAGGTTGATGACCTTGACCAAACGGTAGTAGGGGTTGCTGGTCGCCAAGATGTCGCCAGTCGCATTGGTGTAGTAGGGGTTGCTCACTAGACCATAACGCGTACGGAAGGCAATCTTCGGCTGTAGGGTGTTCTCCCCAACCGCTCTGACCATCTGGAGCGGGATATAGGGACAGTAGAAGAAGCCAGCGTCATAGGCGTTGGTTCCCTTGTACCCAACCATCAACAATTCGGTGTTGAGGTCGCCCGTGTTGTCGAAGTACGGATCAACGAAGACCTTGTAGCGTCCGTTGATAACACCAGCGAAGGTGTTGCCCGTGTCATCGACCGTCAGGTTGGTGTTCAACGCCGGAGCGTAGTTCAACACACCAGCCATGTGCAGGGCGCTAGCAACGTCTGAGGAGCAGACGATGAAGTTACCCTTGCCGCGACGGGTTTCACGACCGATCTGGTTAGCATCGCGTTCCACCTGGAACATGAGGCCCTTGAACTTTTCAGCCAACCAACGTCCGTTGGAGTCCGTGTCCAAGTCGAAGATACCGGCGTTCGCCGTTCCCTTCTGCGCACCAGCCTTAGCAATGTAGTACAGGGTGCGGATGACTTCGCGGTTGATTTCAGCAAGGATTTCCGTGCTGAGAATGTTCGCCAACTCCGTCTCTGCATCCAAACCGTGAATGGCCTTCAAATCCTGAGCCAATTCTACGGTGTATTCTGCCTTCAACGCGCGGGTCTTGGCCGTAACCGTAACCTTGTCGATGAAGATAGACATTTCGTTGAACGACGGCTGGTTGGATTCGCCAAGGACTTCACCCTGGAGAGTCGTCATACCACGACCGGTTGCGTAGCCAACACCAAACGGGTTGCTACCGGAGTGGGCGGTACCACTGTGACCAGACGGTCCAGCGCCCGGCTTAGCACCAGCATAATCCGTGTCAGCTTCCGACATGAACGCTTCGTTAGTCGCGTTGTAGTTGCTGGAAGAGGACTGCGGACCATACTTGCTGCGCATGGCGAAGATGAGGCCAGTCGGACCGGTTAGCGGCTGAACACCGCAAATGTCGTAGGCGACCAAATTCGGCATAGCGCGGCGCACCAACTGAATCATAATCGGGTCCCAGGCCCCGATGTTTCCACCGCCGATGGTGTTGCTGTTTTCAGATAGTAGCTGTGCTTTGGATTCTTTCAAATCTTTGTACTGGTTTTCCAAGATTTGAATCGTGACATCGCGTCGGTGAACGTCCGGCTTGCCCTGAAGGTCCACAATCGTGGGCATGTCCGTGTGTTCGATGATTTGCTGCCACTTCTTTCGTAGTGCAGGTGAGAGGTTCATTTGCTCTTTTTCTCCTAAAAATTCAGAGGTTCTAAAACTATTTAGCTTTTCCTGTGCTTAGCTCTTTTTGGAGAGTTTCTGCACGTACACAGCAATGTCTTCGTCCAGCTTTTCAGCTTGCGGCTTCTTGGACGCGGTGGGCTTCACATCTTCCTGAATCGGGGTACCCTTCGGGGTTTCCTTCGGGAAGTAGGATTCCTTCAACGTGTTCAGAGCGCTGGCAAACTGGTCACGGGTTTGGTAACCGAGTCCTTCAGACAGCTTCTTCAGCTTGTCGGCTTGAGTAGCGGTCAAACCACGGCTGGCGGAACGAACCATGTCGTCGCGGCGGTAGCGGGTGATCGACTCACGGAGCTTAACGTTTTCCTTGGTCTGGTCATTCAAGCGGCCTTCCATCTTGGCCAACTTCTTACCCATAACCTTCACAACGTCAATCTTCGATGACGGAACTTCGATGTAGTGTTCGACGAACAGCTTCTTCAAACCGGAGATAAAGTCTTCAGCCAATTCAGCGCGGATACCGGCTTCAACGGCCAAACGATTTTCCTTCATCCACTGGCCAGAAACGTAGGTCAAATAACGGTCAACCTGTTCGGACAGCTTCTTTTCAAAAGCGGCCTGTTTCTTTTCGGACTGGCGCTTCAAGGTGTTGTAGGCTTCCTGTAGCTTCTTGGTCGCTTCTTCAGCAACACGCTTACGGGTAGCAGCGGCGCGGCTCTTCACAGCGGCTTCAAACACGACAGACGCCTTCTGACGGAACGCTTCCGGCAAGCTGGCTTCGCCAAACATCGCGGTTTCGTCGTCCTTCAAATCGTCGTCTTCGTCGCCTTCGGTAACCTTCAACGACGGTTCCGGGGCGTCCGGTTCGGTTAGGCCAACTTCACCAGCCTGAACGTCTTCCTTGACATCCGGCTCACCGTCGCCGTCCTTGTCCAACTTCTTCTTCAAGAAATCAGGCATGTCGTCGCCAGCGCCTTCCTTAACCTTCTTCTTCTTGCCTTCCTTGACCTTGACGAACTTGCCGTTCTTCATGGGAGGAGTCTTTTTCTTTTCGGTGACAACTTCGTCGTCTTCGTCTTCGTCGTCAGCTTCGTCCAGTTCGCCTTCCGGCTTCTCCGGGTCGCTGTCGGCTTCTTTGAGACGGGAAATCATTTCGGAGAACGTCGAATCCATATCTTCGTCGTCTTCGTCTTCATCGTCTTCATCAGCGTCGTCGTCTTCGGTCACGACTTCATCGTCGTCATCGTCCACGTCGTCCGCGCCTTCCATGTCATCGGCATCATCGTCGCCATCGTCTTCGGCAACCATCATGTCTTCGTCATCGGCGTCTTCGTCAGACTCCATCGGCCACTTCTTATCAACGGCATTCGCAGTCGGAACCTGTGCCTGTTGGACATCTTGGCTAAAATCAGCCGGGTAGTTTCCAGCAGCCGTAGCTTCCGATAGCATTTCCAGAATTTTGCGTTCAAAAGAACCCATTTTGTTTTTTCTCCTAAAGAGTTAAGCTGTTCGGTATTTAGTGTTTCCGCGAAAGTTCAGAAAGGAAGTTCGCAAATGCTTCGACCATTTTCTGTGGATCACGGCGATCTTTTTCAACAATCTTCTTGTACTTAGCAACTTGCCGTTCCACCAGAATTCCGTTATTCCACACCCATTCCCGGCCTTCCATGATGCCGCGCACGAATGCTTGCGGAGCGGACGGGTCAGCGACAATATCAGCCGCCGTGTTGAGTTGGAAATCGTCCTGGACGACTTGTGTGCCTTCGTGGTCTTCACTGAGCGATCCCATACCACGGCTGGAGACACCAAGTTTGGCTTCTTCGTCCATCAGGGATTTCACGATCTTGCCCATCGGGGTTTCGACCATGATCTTTGCCTTGCCAATGAAGTTCGATCCTTCTTTGCGCAATTCCTTGATGATGTGGCTCACCCGATCCAAATTGATGGACGGGTTGTCGGGGTGGTTCAACTCACCGAATGCTCGGTTGTGAACGACGTATTCTTTGACGTAACGATTGACTTCCGGTTCAAGCACTTCCATCGGATAGACACGCCCGTTACGGTTCTTGAGAGCCGCCTGTAGGAAAATGCCTTCGATGAAATAGCCTTTGGTCGGAGAGCGTTGAATCTTAACGTCCTCATTCATTTCGGTGATTAGCCGTAGTGGTTTTTGTGCCATGTTAGTCTTCCCAATCATCCGTGCGATTGTCGCCGGTATAGTTCACTTTTTCTTTGCTCTTCATCAACTTGTCCGCCATCAAACCAACAATGGTTTTGAGTAGGGGATTACCGCCGGAGAGAGTGTCAACTATGTTGTTGATGTGTTCTTTTCTTCGATCAATCGAATCGTTATGAGACGCGATGTCTTTGTTGTGCTTCTTTTCAAAGTCACGCAAAACATTTGTGATCGCTTTGATTTTGTTCTGATATCCGGTTTGCCGGGCGCGGAAGTTATCCAACACCGTCCGGTCCGATGACTTCGGTGGTTGTAGTTTGCGGGCCGCGTTCTTCGTCGCTTCCAACTTGTCCTTCAACGAAGAGACTGGATACTTCTTCCGTTCCAACCATCCTTCAAACCACTGTGCCGGGATCGGGGTGATTGTCTTTTCCCCTACATTCTTCCCGTTGACGTTGTATGTGACTTGACCGGCTTCAATCGCGTTGTCGCCTTCTTCGTTGCCGGTACCAGCGCCTTCTTCCGGCTCATCGTCATCTTCATCGCCACGACTTCCCATGTAGTAGTTCGACTTAGAATCGTCGTCCTCTTCATCTTCGTCGTCGTTTTCCGGCTTATCTTCGGAATCCCCACCACTAGCCGGAGTCAATTCTTTCGCCGTCGGTTCTGCATCCTTCGGAGTTGTTTTCTCATCCCCCGGCGGCGCAACCTTTGGTTTCGATTCGTCTTTTTCCGGTTCGTCGTTAGAAACTGGTTTCGGATCTTCCCCGGCCCCGTCTTCTGTGTCCGGTTCTATTTCAGGTTCCGACTTGTCCAGACGCGGCTTCAGTTTGGCTTTGACTTTCGCCAAATCCAGTTTGTTCTGTTTGGCCAAATCCTGTGCCTGTTGTAGAAACTTCTCACTGGCCTTTTCGTCGCCTTCATCTCCGGCGTCTTCCGCTTTTTGGATGAGGTTCCGCACCAACTGTGCCGGAGTTGTCTTTTCAGTCAGAACATGTTCAGACAAACCAATCCGGCGCACTTCGACCATGAGGGCGGTGCGCCGGTATAGTTCTGCTTCAATCAGGGTTCTGAGTTTGGATTTCACGTTTATCCCGTATGCGATTAACGCTTGACGGTGGGCTTCTTAGGAGCGTTCTTCTTCTTGGCGCGTTCGCGGGCCTTCTTAGCCTTCTCAGACTCTTTCTTCAGCCATTCGGTGTACCGAGAGTGCGCATCGGCGATACGGCGCTTGAGGTTCGCCAACGATTCACTCTTTTTCTTGATGCTGTCGTTGACTTTCGCCAAACGTTCCGGCTTAGCTCCCGCCTTGCGAAGATCGGCCAATCGTGTTCTAGCGGCGGCAATCGCGTGCTGCTTTTCACCGACCCCGGCGTTCAACTTCCCCAAATAGGCTTGCCAAGACGCGCGGTCGCGGGCTTCGTCAAGCTGGAGAGATTCATGAACAGCCATACCACCGTGCTTCAAATAACTGTCACGCTTCTTGATCCACAAATTGGCATCCGCCTTCGGGATGCCAGCACCGATCCAATACGAAACAATGTCTTCGTCGCTAGACTCATCGTCATTCGACAACGTGTCCTTCATCAACGCAACCTGTTGGGAGTGCGTCATTTCAGTGACCTGAACGGATTCGTGATGCTTGGCGGCTTTCTTACCTTCGGCCCGATTCACTTTCTTCGATGCCGGTTTGCGATTCTTCCGGCTGGGATCAGTCGGTTTCAGACCTTCTTCAAGGTCGTCGTCGTCGTCTTCGCAATCACATGCTTCTTCAACGGGGACATCACCGCTATCTTCCAATTCATCTTCGGCAACGATACCAGCGCCCGGCCCGCCGTAGGCTTCTTTCATCACTGGCTTACATTGAGAGTGGACCGTCGTCAACATCTGACGGTTAAGACCTTCACGAATCATTTCCTGTGCTTCGTAAAGCCGACCAGTACGGATGGCATTGATGATGCTGTTCATGTGTTTTATGGATTCCTCTTGCTAATGCAATATTTAGGCCTAGGCCGAATTACCGGCGCTTTTTGCCTTTGTTTGTGAACGGTTTATGCTCATCATCGACATCGAAATGTTCCTTTGTTTCTAAAGGCCAATGAGCGCGTACCATAATGTCGTCAATGCTGAATGGCTTCTCAATCACCTGTTCTTCTTCAACAGGTTCGGGCGATTCAACCACTTCGATTTGCGGTTCAGGAACCGGTTCAATGTCCGGTTCCTGTTTGTAATACGGGGTGGTCAAAGAGCCACCAAATCGGGTTATTTCCATAATTTCTCCAGTGATTTGCGGAACTGTTTGGGATGCGTGTAGGACTCTTCTTTCTTTTGCGGCTCTTCGGGCTGTTCCTCTTCGGGTTCAGCCGTCAAACCACCAAGCGCCTGTAGAAGAGGTTTCGGATCTACCTTGGCCTTCTTCGCCGCCGCAATCAGGACTTCTTTGTCTTCGTCGGTGAAGTCTCCGTATTCCTGATCCCCGCCACCAAGCAAGCTATTCAATGTGTCCATTACCGTGTTCGGGTTCAGACCAGATTTCTTCGCCGCCGCTGCTAGTTGCTGTTTCTCTTCATCAGAGAACTGCAATTCAGGATCGGTGTCGGATTCCAAATCATCCCCACCTTCTCCGGTATCGGATGTTTCCTCATCCCCTTCTTCACCAGCGGTATCTTCACCATCACCGCCAGCTTCATCGCTGAAATCGTCGCCGCCGTCACCGTCTCCCATATCCAAACCGTCGCCACCGTCACCACCCATGCCATCATCCATCGCCGGGGTCGCGCCGATTCCTTTTTCCTTTTCGATCTTCATCAAACGGTTTTCGCGTTCAATGTCTTCATCGGTTTGCTGTAGGACCGTCTTGCGCAACGTCTCCAAAGAAATGACGGTACCGACGAATTCAGTCACGCCCAAATCACGCGCGAAATTGAACCGTTCCCGCATGATTTCCATGTTCTTCAACTCACTGAAAAATGAGTTTTTGAGAAACGAGTAGAAAATCCGCTGTTTGATGTAGTTCCAATCTTCGCGGGCGATGATGCCTTTCAGCATCAATTGACGGCTCAACAATGTGTCGAACAACGTCTGGAAGTCGTTCCGAATGGCCGATACAAACGTACCGAACGACAATTCATCACGGGTGATTTCTGCGGACCGGCCCAAACTAAACCCGGTGTCCGGCTTCAACCGGCTCAACGGTACGTTCAAACACTGATACAACTTCATCTGGAAGAACTCAACGTCCGCCAGTTCGCTCAAATTCGCGCCACCTTGCAACGTCTGAATTTCGGTACCACGGTTGCCATCACGACGCGGTAGCCAGTAGTCTTCCATCATCGACAGGAACTTCTTGTCATCCCGAATTTCGCCGGTCGAAGCGTCGTAGACGATCTTGTTCCGGTACTGATTCATGATGTCCCGGAGGTATTGTTCCGCCTTCGTTTTCGGCAAGTTTCCAACGTCGATGTAGAACGCCCGGCGTTCCGGGGCGCGGCTCATGCGATAGATGACGGTCGCGTCTTCCATCATGCGCAACTGATTCAACGGTTTGATGGCCTTATGCAAATGGCTCAACACCATTCCCGATGTGTGATCGATAATGCCGGAGTGTGAGTACGCAATCGAATCCGGGGAAATGACCGCGCCGCCCTGTCCACCGGTCATGAAATCCACACCCATTTCGTTGAAGACGTAATACTCTTGCATGTCGGTGATGACTTCCACATTGGTCTGAGTCACCGCCCGATCAATCGCCGTCACCTTGTGGATTTTGCGCGGATCAATGTATCGAAGTTCCTGAATCCCTTCACGTGGATTCTTGGTATCGATCATGATGTGGTAAAATAGGCGACCGTCGATGTACCAACGTCTGAAAATGTCTTGGCCTTCGTTATTGAAGTCCAATAGATTCATCACGTTATCGAACTCTTTACGGATCTGATCCTTGGTTTCTTCGGAGTAATCCAGCTTATCCAACACTAGAGAAACACTGCTTTGGTTCTCTTCAACCACAATCGCTTCGTTGACAATTTGCCGGATCGCTGCGTCTAGTTCCGGCTGAATGGACATATCCCGATAACGGGTAATCAATTCGGTTTCATTGCGGATCGTCCCGTCAAGATCGACGAACGTCCCGAACATCCCACCCGATTCGACCAGTACGGAACCGTCTTGGTTTTCGGGTGGAACGAAAGATTTGGCGATCTTATTTCTGTTTTCTTGTTCGCGACCGATGCGGAAGCCGAAGAGTTTGAGGGCCATAATTCTGTTTTCCGCTCATATTTAGAAGGCCCAAAGAAAACGAAATCAATGACATACAAGTTGTGATATGATGTTTCTTATGATCGCCGCCATCTTCACCCGCCCCAACACAGTCGGAAATGTTCGCGAAGTGATATCCAAACTGATCGAACAGATGGAGGCGGCGGGTTGGGAATGCCGCCTAGATCAATACACCGCCGGGTACATCGGCGCAAAACCGTACGCTGGTGAAATCGGACTCAACATCGATCAAGCCATCGTGTTGGGCGGGGACGGAACCCTATTGAGTGCCGCGCAATACATCCCATCCGGCATTCCCGTGTTGGCTGTCAATCTAGGCAACCTTGGATTCTTGACGACCACGACCGCCGATCAAATGGAACAGACCGTCGCGCGGGTGTTGAAAGGCGACTACCAGATCCTTGAACGGTCGTTCATCACCGCATTCGTTCGCAACAAAGTTCCTGGTGTGGTCAATGATCCGCCGATCTCTTGTTTCGCGATGAATGATATCGTCATCAAATCGCAGGATAGCGGTAGAACGCTTTCTTTCGGCATCACAATCGACAAACAGCCTGTCGCCCACTATCGGGCCGATGGACTCATTCTAGCGACTCCTACAGGCTCTACGGCCTATAATCTGGCCGCTGGCGGGCCGATCATCTATCCAACCCTCAAAGCCGTCACGATCACCCCAATCTGCCCCCACACGCTGACCTTCCGCCCGGTGGTTGTCCCGGCGTCGGTGGAGATTGCCATCACCGCCGGTCCCTCACAGTTGTACATCGACGGTTTCGACTACGGCACGATTCATCAAACCGACGAACTCATCTGTACCGGTAGTGAACGATCCATCAGCCTGATTCAGCCCCGCCATATGCCCTACTTCGATGTTCTCCGGCTCAAACTTGGTTGGGGGCAATGACCTGGAAGTACACCTTTTGGCTGTACATGTTCCGGGGCGCACTCTTTCTTCGGTGGAACCGAGCGGTCAACTACGCATGGCATCGGAAGATGGATCACTTCCTAGCTACGTGCGGGCCGCAATCACGGTCGGGGTGGTAAAAGAAAAGCCGCGTCCAGATTCATCACCTGAACGCGGCCTTCAATATGGAACCAAAGACTAGTTAGTCAGTGGTGTCGGACTGCCACCACTGGTACTGCATGGTGACCTGAGTTTCCGAAATGCTGTCGTTGTCTTCCCAACCGTGGTCTTCACCCTGGATGGCAGACGGCCAAACGCCAACGAACTTGTAGCGCTTGTTCTCCTGACCGATCTTGTCGTAGTGGACCAAGGTCAAATCGGACTGGTATTGGTTGGTTTCCAACGCCGCTGGATTACGCACGTTCAACACGTGGGCGTTCAAACCATTGGACCATTCTTCAAAGGCCCGGCGAACCAAATAATCTTCGTCGTTGATGATGGTGAGCGACAATTCGTCGAATGTGCGGTCGCCCGGCACTTTCAGCTTGCGTCCAAAGTAACCAACGTCGATAGCGTTGATCGTTGAACCCGGCATCTGTGCGGTCTTGCACATGAATTCAGCCTTAGCGCCAGCCGCGCTACCGCCCGGAACAATACCCGGAAACGTGATGAGGCACTTGAAAAGATTCTTACGTGCGCCGCCGTACTGAAATTGCGCCCGGAATTCTTGAACATTGAAAGCCATTGTTGTGTATCCTTCTCCTGGAAAAGAGGTTTCTTGGAATATTTAGACGCGCCACGGGATTGAGCGAAAATGCGGGTAATTTAGACACGCCCCATAGCAACAAAAAAGGCCGGATCTTTCGACCCGGCCCTTCGTCTCTTTTTGTTCCTTAGAACTTACCAACCACTTCGCTAAAGTCAACGCCCGTACGGACAGCGATGAAGTTAAGCTGAATGTAGTTGATCGAACGTGTCGGCTTGATGTAGATGTCTCCAACAAACCGGTTCCCGTCGATAACTTCCGGGGTATTGTTCGTCGTGTCGCAAACAACGCGCCAGTCGAAGATACCACGGCGACCCTGAACATCGCGCAAGTACGGCTCAATCATCGCAACGAACTGCGCACGGGTGAAGTCGTCGTTGAATTCAAACAGGGTGTACTTCGCCGCCGCCGAAATTGCCTTGCGGAGAACGATGAACAACCGGCGAACGTTGATGCGATCAAAAGCAGACGGCTTGGTCAACATCGTCTTATCGCCGAACAGCAACGTACCCTGACCGCGTTCGGTCATGACACTGTTGATGCCGGACTGGTACAATGTATCGCGGTAAGCCTTGCGCGGATTGAAAGCCAACCGGACAACGTTCTTCATGATGCCACGGTTGTAACCAGCCGGGGACCACCATGCGTCACGCTCATCATCGGTACGGGCGCACAAACCGGCAACGTCACCATTGAGGGGAACCCAACGGTAAACGTCAGCATAACGGTCGTACATTTCCTTCCAGCCGCTATCCATGACAGCGTAGGACGTAGACGGCAACAGATCGCGGAAGGCGATAATGTCGGTCACTTCGTTGCCGAAGTTGTTGACAACCGTAGCCTTGGGCGGGCTGAGCAATGCGATACAATCCTTACGGAATTCAGCGATGTCGATCAGCTTCAAAGCGGTCGTTGCATTGGCGTTACCACCAATCAACAAGCTGATATCAACTTCTTCAACCGACCGGAACTCTTCGTAACCGGTGATGAATTCTTGAGTCGTAACGTTGGCATTATCATCCACACCACCCGAAAGGGTGTAGGACAACACACCACCAGTCTTGGCGCTAATCGTTCCCGTCGCCGAAGATGTCAAACCAACCGGAACGTCATTCACGCGGAAAGACTTCTTCGTCGGCTTGATTTTGAGCGTCGGGGAAGCCCAGCTAATAACCTTACCTTCAATCGGCTGATAGTTGACACCGCCAGCACCAACCGCGATAGCAGTCACAGCACCACCAGACACAGTAGCCGTAGCCGTTGCGCCGGTACCCGGACCGCTGATCGTAACCGTGGGCGCACCCGTGTATCCAGT